CCACCATCCGTAACAAAGATATAACCGAGGTCAGCAAATTTAGATTTCCATAATCGCCTTGCTTGATTGGCGGTTATAAAGTGATTAATAATTTGTATAGCCCTTGCATCTAATTTTACCTTACGAATAGAATGAACATTCTTTGGTGGAAGGCGCATAGCAGGGTCAGAAAAGCTACCACGATTAGATAAAGTAGCGTTTACATCTATTTCAGCATTATCTCTATCATAGTCTTGAGTGCGTAATGCTACCATTTCACCAAATCTAAGACCGGTTAAAGATTGAAACTCACATAATAAGGATACATGATGATTGATAGTATCTAATTGTAATAGTAAATCTTTTAGTTCATCTTTAGTTAGAAATTTAGAACGCTGCTTTTTGATGCGGTCTACATCAGCTACTGGCTTTTGTAATTCGATATTGTCTAAGAATGAAATATCACGAATATATTCCATGCGCCTAGCGTATTTTAATGATTGTCTAATAAGACTAAGGGCCAGTTTCGTATAATTATAGGAATACTGGCAAGCAAATTTATCAAACGTGCTTTGGATAATGTATGGTGAAAGTTTAGATAGTAATATATCAGCAGGAAACCATTTCATAATCTGTTTGTGTAGATTATCCATACTATATTGAGTAGATGATTTTCTAAACGCACGCTTTGACTCTAAATATTCAGATACAATATCATTCAATGTCATATCCTTGGCAATGTCTGTATTAGTGGCCAAGTCAATTTTATTTTGCAATTCAGCTTGTGCGATTTTGTAGGCTTGCCTACTATTACTATTTAAGGTAACAGATATTCTTTTTGTTTTACCGCTATAAGGATCTATATAGCGTTCTTGAAATTTATATTTAATAATACCAGCTTTGGTAGTTACGGTTTCACACCACATTAAAAATACCTCCTAGGATAAAAAATGGTATAGTAAATAAGCCTAAGAGGTATGGTATAATATAGTAAGTTGATGTGGTATACCTCTTAGGTGTATCATAGCCCCTTATTCTGTTAGCGCAGAGTAGGGGGATTTTTATTTGTATGACTTTAAATAAAATAATTTATTTTGTGCATCTTCCAAGCTAGTAACACCAAGTTGTTTCATTACATATGGTGTAATTATTGGCATAGGATGCGTAGAAATTACAGTTTTAAAAACTTCATTAAAATAAGAATCACAAGTTTTGAAATAATCGAATGCTGGTAAGAATGGCTTTAATAAACAAAGACATGTAAATAAATTACCAATAGAAGAGTTTTGAAAAGAGAATGTAGTTTCAAAATCAGAGATGATTTTAATAGATGATTTTAATGCTGGATAGGTTTGCTGAAAAAAATTCGCTCCATGTGCACAATCATTACGAACATTATTGAGGTAGATTAATGTGCTACGTAATTCAGATGGTGTTAAATTAAAAACATTAGAGATATTCTGTTGTATTTTCAATACTTCAAACATTTTTCTCATTTCACCAAAGGTAAGTTTATTAATGAATACCCAAATAGGAATATGTCCATGTTTAGTCTGATAGTGTTTGAAAGGAGGATATTTAGTGTTATCTGTTAGGATTTTAGTAAAATGTTTTATAAGATCATTACATTGAGGCTTATTAGAGTTATTTTTCAATGAACGATTATAATTTGAAGAATCTAAATAAGGCTCAACGTAATTTGTTAAAGATGTTGAATCAAAAGGGCCATATTTTTGTGCAAATGAGTGTGCAATAGTAGTTTTTATTTTTTGTTCTGCAATAAAGATTGGGGAGTATAAGAGCGATTTAATAATAGTATCTATTTCGTGTAGGCTCATAAGTTTAAAAAAATCCATATCTTTATCGTAAGTATCATTATGTACGAATGGTTTATTGTAGAGGTTAATAATGTTGTAGTAGCCATATGATTGTAGTAAAGTTTTGGCATATGGAATGGGATTACTTGAAATAGATATACACCCATTACTATCTACAAGTTCTGAATTAGTAAGTGAAGTATCCGTTATGATAGGTAAAAGACCTCTATCTTGTAAAATTTTAATTTGTTCGTCATAATCTTTAAATGGTTTCATAGCAATAAAAAAAGCTGCGTACATTTCTGTACACAGCTTTTTCAGGTTGCGACTTATTTCTAAGTCTCCCCAGATTCCGTATACAGAGTGTACCATGAAATAAGCTTTTTGACAAGCCTCCTAACAATAATTTACACACTATAAAACATGATGATAGAAATCTATTTCTTCTAACACTTCATCTGTAAGTTCTTTCCGTCTTACCATGTGTTCAATTAAATTAACATGATGATCTATATGGAAGTCATCATTAATGATATGCAGCAGTTCATGCTTTACTTCGTTCCGCATATCTTCAAAAGACATATTCTTGCGAATATAAATATTGTGTACACCTTCATCTTCCCCAACAGATGACACAGCTTTAACATTAGGAATATCACACTCAATAATATTAACAATCACTCTCTAACATCCCCCATTATAAGTTTATTTGTGTTTAAGTTTGAGTAATTCTATATATTCTACAGCTTTTTCCATATCCTCCTTAGAAATACCACGTGATGCGGAGAATAACATACGCATTTCTGGACGAGTGCGAAGCATTTCCGCATATTCAGCAGTTTCTGCATCTAAATAATAATTGGTAGCTTGCTCATTTGTTGGAATATTCTCATCATAACCAAGTAACCATGCAGGGCTAACATTTAATGCTTTAGCAATAATATATACTTTATCTTGTTTTGGTTCGTAGCGGTCATTTAACCAATCAGAAATGGAAGATTGACGGATACCAGTACGCTTTGCTAATTCAGTTTGAGTTATTTTGCGGTCTTTCATGATACTTTTTAAACGATTTATAAATTGAATACTCATGATAACTTCTCCTCTAATACTTGCTATACGATTATTATAAACGGAAAACCGTCAAAAGTAAACATATTTTTATAAATATTAAACCAAACTTAAACGGAAAACCGATAGACAAAAGAGAGAAACAAGTGTATTATTGAATTACGGAAAGCCGATAATTAAAAAGGAGGTGAAAAAATGGAATTTGATTATACAAATCTAAGAGTATTTATCAAAGAACATTTTCACAATCTAAAAGAGTTTGCTCAATTTCTAGGGATTGGTACTACACAGCTAGGGCAACGCTTAGCAAATAAAGTCCCTTTTACTCAAAGAGAAATTGATAGAGTAGCAAACAACATGGAATGTGGGAAGTTGGATATGAATAAAATTGATGCTCTTTTTTTTCAAAAGAAATAACGGAAAACTGATAATTAAGAGGAGGTAATACAAATGAAAGAAATAAAAACTCCATTACAAAGACATATGGATAATACAGGAAATCAATTAAAAAAGGAAAGTAAAGGGAATATCAATAGTAGAAAAGAATTCCAAGTAGAACTAAAAGTAGATACATCTGAATTAGATTGTGCGATTAAAAAGCTAAAACATATTAATAAGTTAGTAAAAAAAATAAAAGCACACCAGATCGTATAGTGTGCTTTTAAGAAAATTATTCAAAACCAAGTTTTATACTTACATATTGTTCTACAGCAGTATCCATCATTTCTTCCCAAGATGTAAAGTTTGAATGCTGTGAAACATAGGTATCCCAATCATCATCTGGAATATCTTCAAAAGATTGAGTAAAACCGCTAGCTGATAGAAATTCATCAAATGACTTGCAGTTAGTATGTTTAGACATAAAGTCGCTGGTAAAGAGTTCATCAAAACTAAGGCTATCAGTTTTACTTAAATTAGAAACATTATTTTCAATTTTTGAAAGATGATTTTTTAGTTCATCAAATCCATTAATTTCAAACCCCACGAAATCACCCCCTTTCAAGGTGATTATACCAATTATAAAGGGAAGATGAAATAGGAGGGAATATTAATGTTGGTAATTGCAATTGAAGCAAATATAGACAAAATGAAAGACGAAAAATTTATTAAAGTATATGAACGAGTACATAAAGCGAAGGATGAAGTAGAGCAAGGAATTAAAGAGTTAGGAGAACTAGGAATAAAAGTTAACGTGGATTGGTTAGATATAAGACGTGATTAGAAGGAGTAGTAGGAATGGAAAGTGTTCAACCAAAATATGTGCCTATTAGCACATTAGCTAAGCTATGGGGGCGCAGCAAAATGTATATCTATAGAAGAATAGATATGATCCGCAATGAAGGTAGATTTAATGAAATCTGTATACAACTAGGACCACAACAAACGCTGGTACATGTAGAAAAATTTGAAGCATGGATGAAAGGGCAACACATGAAGTGGCTAAAGGGGGCATAAGAGATGAACATTATAAATTTAATAACAACATTGCAATGGTGCCTGGCTATATTGGGGTTAGGACTATATGGAGGAATTGAGCAAGCAGAAGGCTGGCAAATATTAATCAATATAGTATTAACAATAACAACTGGCATCACAATTTGGATGTTAGGCAAGGTTAAGGAGGTGATAAAACATGAAAGACAAAAAAGAAAAAGCACTAGATCTACTAAAAACATATTTAATGTTTGATGATGAAGAAATGCAAGTTTTAAGGGAACGAATTACATCAATTAGCGTAAGCAATAAAAGCGCAAGTTTAGACTTTACTATTCTTGCTAATGGATGCGCTATTTTTGTTA